TGGCTGAGGAAAGAGATTTCACTTTTGAAGTAGGATGGGGGGCCAATTCTACGTACCTTAATGCCCCCTCATTAGCATTACTTAATTCTTTTTCTTTGTCCACACCATATTCTACAAATGATGCTACCGAAACGTTTAACGGCGTTTTCAGTGTATATGTGTTAAATGATTTGGTAGTTCCCAATTCAGCTGTAAATAATGACATTGCTGTGAATGTGTTTATATCAGGTTGTGAAGATTACAAGGTTAGTGTGCCTACTGATGAGAAAATAGCAAGACTTACACCCGTTCCTTCACTCACTCCGCAGGCTGGTACGTTTGAGGAAGTTGAGACTGAAAGCAAGAATGCTCCAGTTAATGAGGATGCAAAGGAGACTTTTGCTTTGTGTCAGCCTTTGGTGTCTGATGCTGATTCAGTGTATTTTGGTGAGACGATAGTGTCTTTGCGCCAACTCATGCGCCGATACTCTTTGTGGGCGTCTCTATATGGCGTGGTCAATGCTACTCGCAACATACAAGTGCTACAAATGCCAGATTTTCCTGCACACCGTGGTTATTCAGCCTGGGGTGCGACAGCATATGTTGGACCAGGTGGAGCTGGCAATTACAACCCCAGTAATACCACTATCATGCATTATCTTTCGTTCGCTTACTTAGCGTACAGAGGAGGCATGAGACATAAGGTTATGCTGGGTAATGCGGGGAACACTGCCACTGGTGCACTCATTGCAACTAGAGATCCCTCTGTGTCTTCGTACCCTGCCATATACGCACGTACTGTCGCTGACATAAGTACTAGTCAGTTTGCATTTGCGCAGAATAGGATTAATAACATGCTGAAGACATGCCAGTCTGGTGGTCACATTGTGCCCACTTATCTTCAGTCTGTTGTAGAGGTTGAATTTCCCATGTATACTTTCAATAGATTTCTGTCTACACGCAATTTAGGTATACGAGGCAATTACGCTGCCGACAACTTCTCACACACAGTCACGCTTACTACGGCTGCCAATACTGTGGCTCCATCCTATGATGTTTATATCGCAGGTGCTGAAGAATCTACATTTATAGGTTTTCAAGGATGCGCGCCAGTAACGGCCTTGCCTATAGTATAGTTGTGACTTTGTCCACGTTCGCGTGGTTACGATTACCTTTGGAGGGGGGTCCGTGTAAAAAGCTACTTCAATGTGACACCAGCCGCAAGTGGTTGTGTGTGTTTTAACAGTAACACACATGTGAAATTTTTACTGTAAATAGATAAGCATAATAGCGATGCCGGGTTTGATAGACCTGGCTATGTACTATAGTGTGAAATCCAATCTAGGACGATTGGTCTCCGGAGTACCGGGGGGCTCATGCC